ACGTCGTCACCGTTGCCGGCCTCGGTCGCGCGGGCCATGATGCTCTCGGCCTGCCGTATGTCTTGCATCGTGCGTTGCAGTTGGCTGTCGATGCCCTGCTCATTGGTCTGGAGCGTGTGCCCCTCGATCGCAGATACACGACGCATCAGCTCCGCGTTGGTGTGGCGCAACATGTCCAGCTCGCGCTGTGCGTGTTCCTTTGCGCGCTTCTGAACTTCGCGGCGCTTCAGGCGACGCTTACGGCTCTGAGATGAGATCTCATCCTCGTTGTCGTCTTCGCTTTCGGCGAGGCGCTCGTCCTCGACGTCCTCCTCCTCCTCCTCGTCGTCTTGTACAGGATCTTGTACAGGTTCTTCACCTTCAATGATGTCGAACTCTTCGTCAGTCTCGGTAATTGTGTTGTCAGTCATGACCGGCTCCTTTCAGCCTTATCGATTACAGGAAGGCTTTGATCGCGAGCGGATCGCCCGTGACCTTGCCAACCAGATCGAGGTCGTTGAAGATAACCACGATGGCTTCGTCACCATCGGAGGTTTTTACCGACCAACGGTCGCCGCCGTAACGAGGTATGCGGACGAAGTCACCGACTTCGCACCACGAGCCTTCGGGCCACGCTTCCATTGTGTTGCGGTTCTTGAACGCGAGGCTGCCCATGTCTACGACTTTGGCTACCTGCGTGTTGTAGTGTTCGGTTTCCCGAACGTCCGAGGTCAGGATGATCCCGCCCTTGGTCTTCGCTTTAGGCGTGCGGATCTGGCACAGCACTCGGCTGCCAAACGGCTGCACGCCGGGGTCACACTTCGGGAACGCCTCGTCGAGGCTATCGTACCCAAAGTCTATCTTGTTTGCTATTTCTTGCATGTTGGCTCCTATAAATCAAAGCCCTTGCGCTCGTATTCGGCGACCATGTTGATGATGGCCTCCTTGGCAAGCTCAAGGCCCGCATACATGCCGACGACACGACCGTAGTCGTAGCCCTCACGCCCTGCGGGTCGCTCCAACGCTTCTTTCGCAAGCATGGCTTGCTCTGCCTCCAAGCGCTGGAGAAACATCTCGATCCTCACGCTGGGATCTTTTTTCCGTCGCACTTGGGCATTTCGCCCATGGCCATTTTCTTGTGCTGCCTGATAGCGTCACCGGCCAGCTTGGTTACCTTGCCGCTCGGTGCGGCGCTCTTTGCGTTGTCTGCCATGATATTCTCCTTATGGCTGTGGATTTATCCCAGTGCCTGTTGACACTGAGAACTTCTCGCCGCTCAACGCTTCCATTTCTGCAAGCGTCATGGCGGTTTGATTGTCGGCTTGGTTCATGGCCATGCGAGACTGGATCTCGGCAGCGGTGCGCTCGTCCTCGCGGTCTTGCTGCATCGCGAGCTTCGCCATGTCCTGCTGTGCCTCAGCCTGCTTCATCTGCGCGTCGATTTCTGCAAGTTGCTGTTGGAGCGCCAGCTTCTGGGCCTCCAGTGTCGCGTCTTGCTGCATCTTCTGACCGTCCATCTGCATCTTGGCCTGAGTTATCGCTGCATCTTGTTGCAGCTTCTGGCCGTCGAGTTGCACCTTCGCCTGATCGCGCTGCGTCTGCAACTGCATCCGCTGACCTTCGAGCTGCATCTGCTGCTGCGTCGTCTGCATGGCCACCTGCGACGGATCCATCGGCGGTGGCGGTGCGTACTGTTGCATCATCTTCTGCGCCTGCTCGATGATCGGCGGCATGTCGGCGAACACCTCGCCTGCCTTCTCGCTGACCACGGTCGATGCCTCTGCCAGCATGCGGTCGTACGCCTGGCGGTCCGCCTTCGTGTGGTCCTCGCGGCCCACCTCTTCAAGGTTGACATTGTCGGCGACGCTGTCGGCAAGCTCAAGCGTGGACTGCATGTACCAAAGCGCAATATGCTCCTTGATGTGGCTGACGATCGGTCCGAGGAACGTCGGCGCAAACAGCGGGCCTGCGCCTAGCGTTGGGTTGAGCATGAAGCTCAAGTGCGTCTTGAGGTGGGCAATGTGATCCTGCTCTGGGAACGCAACGACTGGCCGGCCAAGCGCGGCCGCGACGTTCTCGTTCACGGCGTTCTGCTCGTCAGGCTCGACGGCTGGGTTCAGCAGCGCCTCATAGTCTGGGATCTTCAGCGTGGTGAGGATGCGCTCCTCGACCTTGCGCAAGTTGTACAGTTGCGGCAGCATCTGGGCACGCTGTGCCACTGCCTGCACCTGCGCGTAGCGCTGTGCCTCGCTGAAGATGTTCGGGTCGCTGACCGGCACGACGTCCATCGGCCCCTCGAAGTCGGCGCGCGTGGCCAGCTCTTCGCCGGCCGTGTCCTCAAGCTTGTCGTCGTCGAGGTACATCGCATTGAGGCGGTGCAGCACGCGCAACATGCGGCCCATCGCGTCATGCAGCCGGCTGTGAACCGCGTTGAACACGACCATGCCCTGCTCGATGCGGGCCAGCGTGGTGCCGACTGGTGCGTTGGCGTTGCTGTCGGGCAGGTCTTCCATCGACGTGCGGACCACGCCCTTGCCTGCATCGACGAGGAAGCCAAGCAGTTGGAACAAAACCGGCGATGGCGGGTTGAACGGTAACGGCATGGCAATCTTGCGCACGTCGTCGATGTTCAGGCCACCCTCGATCTCCTCGATCTGCGTCGGCTGGATGTTCAGCGACTGGCCGCCGCGTGTGCCGCCCTTCAGCTTGAGCATCGTCGGCACGTTCTGGATGTGTGCGCTGTCGAGCAGTGCCCGCATCGCGCCAGTGGCGGCGGCGCTCAGGCCACCGATCATCTGCGGCAGGCCAATGGGGTAGGCACCGCGCCACGGAATGAACGGGAACTCGACGATCCAGCTCATCTCTTCGCGGCTGTCGTCGTCCTCGTCCCAGTTGCGGTAGATTGACAGCACCTTGCCGGTAGGCTTGTCGATGGTGATGATGTACGGCGACGGATCCTCGTCCTCCTCGATCTCGCAGACGGCGTACACTTCGTACACGGTGCGCAGTCCGTCCTCGTTGTAGCTGCTTTCGTCGCGGCCCTCGATCTTGTTGTTCGCCTTCTCGGACAGCGACACGTCCGGCTCCATGCTCGGCGCGGACAGGTCCACGTCGCGGTACATGCCAGACTTGACGCGTTGCTGGTAGTCGAGGGTCGTGATGTACTGCACGTGCGTCTTGCGCTGCGCGCTGTAGAAGTTCGTCGCAGCGTAGGGCAGGTACATGTCGTCGATCATGACGGCGAGGAACGACGGGCGATTGCGCCGCTCGTCCCAGCCGACCTTCAGGTACTGCGCGCCGCCGAGCGGTAGCTGGGTCAGCATCTGCTCGACCTCGGCCCGCGCCTCTTGTGCCTGAACGCAGAGCTGCCAGTTCATGAGCGCCGACTTGCGCTTGGCCTTGTCCACCTTCTTCTCGTCCATCTCGCCAATGACGAGATCCTTGACTGGCCCGTTGGCAGGCCACAGCTCCTTGATGGCGCGCGCCGCGAAGTCAACGCAGGCCTCGGTCATCATGGGGTGTACCGCCTTCGACGCGCCTTGGAACTGAGCGCCGCCGGGCGCGTCGTCACCTAGACCGGTGCGTCGCAGGCCCTCCTCGTACTGCTCGTCGCGCTTCTTGCGCGCTTGCTGGTCCTTGCCGATCAGCTCTAGGAACTGCGTCGATATGCGGTTCAGGTCCGTCTCGGGCATAGTCTCGGCGAGGTTGTCGTAAAAGCTGCCCTCGCCTGCGGGGCCCTCGTCTTCGTCAAGCGTGACGATCGCGCCACCGTCCTCGGTGTCCTCGACGTCATCCGCCTCGGTGTCCAGCTCAACCATCTCGCCCTCGGGCATTTCGTCTTCTTCCATGTGTCAGTCCTTCAAGCGTCGTATGGGTTCTGGATAGGCTTCAACGGGGGCCGGTGTTCCTCGTCCTTCTTGGTTTCCTTCACCACCGACACCAGCCTCTTGTCGATGCAGAGCCTGACGCACTGCGTCACGGCGTCCACGTAGTCGTCGTGCTTCACACTTTTCGGGCCGGTAAACGCGCAGAGCTGCGCCAGCATGGGCTCGACCCACGTGGCCGGCTTGCCGGAGAAATTGCTGCTCTCGGGCAGCCAGACCCGATTGCGTGAGAAGATGTGGCTGACCATGTGCAGGCGCGCCAGCTTGTCAGCACGGCCTGGGTTGTAGGCGTACGCCTCGATGCCCTCGCGCTCAAGCATCTGGCGCAGGCTGATGCCGCTGCCCTTGTCCTCGATGAGGCACAAGTCCGGCTTGCGGCCGGACGTGTACGGCTTGCTACTGCCGAACATTGGCTTGATCAGCGCCACGTCCTCGTCGCCGCCGTATGATGCGTTCAGCTCCTTCTTCACGCGGCTAATCAGATCCGGCATGCCCATCTGCTCGGACCAACAGTCGAGGACGATGAGCTGGCTCAGGTTACTTTTGTCATGGAAGCTGCCCATCACGACGCACGCCGTGCTGTCCGCGTCGCCCTTCTTCTTGTCGTACGTCGCCTCGGTGAAGGCGGTGTCGAGGGACAGGATGATGTAGTCGAACGCAGGCAGTGGCTTCTTCGCCGGCCAGATCTGGAAGTCCGACCGCTTGACGATGCCGCTCTCCTCTGGATCGATCAGCTCGCCGTACAGTTCCTGCCGGCCGATGGTCGTGCCTTCGTAGATCTCCAGATTGGTAAAGAACACGTCAGGCAGGTTCGCCTTGTTGTCGTACGTCGAGCCACGCACGATGATCCGGCCCGCCCTCTCCGCGCTCAACCTGCGAATGAGTTCCTTCGGTCGCGGCGTCGTGGTCCACAGCACCTGCGGCGCGGGGCCGAGGCGCATGCCCATCATCGCCATGTCCCACGCCTCTTCTTCGTACTGCCATGCGGCCAGCTCGTCGAACCAGCCACGGCAGTGTTGCGGGCCGCGCAGTCGCTCAGGCTTCTCGGCCGAGAAGCCACGGATCGTGCTGACGCCACCGGCAATATTTCGCAACCTGATGTAGTTGCCGGTCTTGTTGTGTTCGAGGAGCAGCTCAGACGGCAGGACGGACAGGATGCCGCTCTCGCCTTCCATACACGTCACCTGGATGTCGTTGTGCGTGGGGGCGATGACGCAGCTATCGAAGCCGCTCGGATCTTGATACGCGGCACGCGTAATCCACTCGGCACCGACGCGCGTCTTACCGAAGCCACGCCCAGCGAGGTAGCCGCACTCGGCCCAGTTGGTGCGTGGCACGATCTGGTTCGGCCGAGCCGTGGCCTTCCAACGGCGTTGCCAGTCGAGGTGGACGCGCTGCTCGGGGTGGAGCTGCGCAAGGATGGCGGCGGCGTCAGTCATCGCGATCGGTACAGTGCCAGAGCTTGGCGCAGTTGCGTGTTCATCTCGCGCACCTTGTCGTATCGATCGCAGGCGCGTGACAGCTCGAACTCATAGTCGTTGCGCTCGCGCACCGCCGCGTCAAGTTGCGCCTGCAACTCGCGCGCCCTGCGCCACGGGTTCCAGATCACGTGTCGCCCTTTACAAGTAGCGCCTCGGCGACGGCCAGTGTTAAGACCATGTTTGCGTCGGTGTATTCGATGGCGAACTTCTCGCCCTCCTTGTTGCCGATCTCGTGCGTCTGCTTCTCGCCGTACTTCTTCGGCTTGAGCTTGCCCATCGCCCACTTGCGCGTGTCGATGCGTACGCGCTTGTCCTGCACCTCGATCAGCGGGTCGTCGGCGATCTC